GGCCGCGCTAGCCGGTCTTGAGGTTCCGGGTAAGCCGGACCTCGATAACGTCGCCAAGGCCGTTTTAGACGCCTGCAACGGCATCGTCTACGTGGACGACGCCCAGGTCACGCGGTTGGCGATTGAAAAGCGGTATGCGGAGCACCCGCGCACCGAGGTCTACATGTACGAGGTCTGCAAGTGACGATGCCATTTGTTGGAGATGGGACGCGGTATTGCACGCACTGCCAGACGCGCAACCGGGCGATTGAAGATGGGTACTGGAAGCTCACCAGAGGGGGACTGCACAAGCGATGGATCTGCGGCGCTTGTGTGTCACGGGTGCGGGAAAAGGCACGACAGCGCGAGGTTGATGCAGTTGCCGGACGGGCGCCTGGTGGGCAATCACTCGGAGGAGTGGCGGATGTACACCGAGGCGAAGTGGGCGATGGCGCTGCCTGACAAGGTCGGGCCGCGATCCAAGAAGCTCACCAAGGCGAGGTATCTGATCGAGGTGCAGAACGCTCGCGGTGAGCGGGCGGCTGCAGAGCTCAGGGCTGTAATGGTCAAGATGTGGCAGGAGAAGAAACGTGTTCCATGAACTGATTACCTGGAAGCCGGCGGACAAATGGATGCCAAACCCGCACGAGATCGTGCTCGCCCGGTACGCCGAGGAGAACGGCGAAAGCGCCGTCATCACTGCGTATCGCGGCAAGACTCGAGAGGGCGGGCTGCCAGTGTGGATTGATGCGTGCGACGGGTACGAATGCGATGACCTGGACATCACGCACTGGGCGCATCTGCCGCGAGGGCCGCTTGGCTGAGATTCGTGTCCCACCGCGCCCGAGGCTCAAGCAGAAGGAGGCGCCACTGCCTCCGCAGCGGCCATTCGCTGTACTGCCGGCCAGGATCGCGTACGACCGGAACGTCAGCGACGGCGCCATCCGCACGCTGGTGGCGCTTACGCATCACTGCAACCGAGCAGGCATCACCTGGATCAGCCAGGCCAAGCTCGCACAGAAGCTCGGCATCAGCCGGACAGCGCTCACCACGTCGATGGCCAGGCTGCGCAAGGCCGGGTATGTGGAGATTGTCAAAAAGGGTTTCAGGGGAAGCCACAACAACACGCTGCGGGTCGTTTACGACCCAACGGTCAGCGCCGAGGACGCAGCCGCCATCGCGTCCAACCAGGAAGACTGCAGGACACCAGACCAACTCAACGAGGACAGCAACATGACCCCGGAAGAACAGAAGGCCAAGATCGCCAGAATGCTGCAAGGCGTCATCAAACCAATCGGGACCACAAGCCAACCAGCGCGGACCTATCGCATGCCAGCCGATGGCGAAACCATCGCGACCAAGCGCATCAAGGCAGGCATGAAGAACAGGAAGTTATCCACAGAGCATAGGTCTGCGCAGGCAGACGTAAAGAAAACCTTATGGGATGTAGTAGTAGGTATAGGAGTAAAGGTTAAAGAAGAAGAAAAGCTTTATATCGAGGTACTAGAGGAAACGATACCTCATGACCTGTGCGCGAGGCTGATCGCCCAGGTTGGCGAGCGGTGCCAGCGTGAAGGCCTACCACCCCCAAAGCTGTCGGTACTGGTGGATGCGGTGAGCGATCTGTTCGCCGAATACCTCCAGAACGCACCAGGATCGCCTACAGCGCACGATCGGGGTCAAGGATGAGGCGACATAGCCACTCGCCCTTTCAGCGCCTTGTAGGCCTTCTAATCGCGTCTGTTCCAAAACCAGACGAACGTATGGATTCTGGACAAGACCAGGCCGTGTCTGCTGGCAGGTGGTGCCCGATCGCGCTGGCGTATCGGCTAGGGGTGGGCGCGGGATGCGCGTGGCGTATGCGCGAGAGGCGACCCCTTGCCCCCCACCCCTCAGCGGTAGCGGTGGGGGTCTGTCTGAATTTTTCCTCAGTTTTTCCTAACCATGAAAGGGTATGTGATGGCGTATGAGATGAAGCCTGGACAGGGCAGTGCGTTTCGGAACGAGCGCAGGACGCAGGACTGGCATGCGGAGTTCCGTGGGAAGGTGGTGTTGCCGGATGGTGCGACGCACTGGTTGGACGTGAGTCGGAAGAAGACTGCTGCGGGTGAGGAGTGGTTATCGGTGCGGATTGGGAAGGTTGTGGAGGGAGGCCGTCCGAGTGCGCATGAGCAGGCGAAGGCGAATGGGTACCAGGGTCAGCGGGATGAAGAGATACCGTTTTGAGGGGTGTTGTGATGCCTGCAGGTGCGAAGAAGTTCAGTGCGACGGTGCCGAGTCTGGATGGGTGGGGTGGGATACGGTCTGTCCAGAGGAGGTTGGAGCGTAGTGCGACGATCGTTGAGAACCGTGAGGCTGTTGCGTACTTGTTGCTGTGCATGGCGAAGACATCGATCACGGACATCATGGAGTGGGATGAGGACGGGACGGTGCGGTTCAAGGGGTCTGCTCGGATTCCTGAGCATGCCTTGCAGGCGATCAAGAACGTGAGGGTGCGTCGGGACAAGGACGGTGGTCAGACGTTGGAGGTGGAGCTCTTTGACAAGGTTCAGGTGCTGAGGCTCTTGGCGAAGGCCAGTGGCTTGTTGGACAAGCCTGATGATGATGAGAAGCCCAGTGTGATTGACGTGAATGTGGTTGCCCCGAGGGGTGAATCGTAGGTTTTGTGTGTGAAGCGAAGCTGAACAGGAGAGAGGAAATGTTTGAGTCTTTGAAGCGTGTTGCATTGTGTGGTGGTGGGCAGGATAACGCTGCGTTGCAGGCTGAGATTGAGAGGGTGAAGTCGGCCAATGCGCACAGGTTCTTGCAGGATCACGAGCTCAAGTATCGGAAGTTCTATGACCAGCCGAGTTCGTATGTGCCGCTGGCGTCTTATGTGCAGAAGGTTCCCAAGGTGTCGAAGAAGAAATGATGTGCCCGGCATGTACTGCTGACGTGAGACATCGTACGAAGAAGGGAGACTTTCGGTACTACGGTTGTCTCTGTGGTGCGACCTGGAAGACCCTGGAGGTCATACGGGAGCGTGGGTTGAAGTACAAGCCCACCAAGACAGGGCCGAAGAAACAAGGAGAGACGAGATGAACAAAGACGGTGGGCCGGCGTTTCCGCAGTACATCATCAGCAATGGTGGCGCTCATGTCGATGGCGGCATGACCCTGCGCGATTACTTTGCGGCAAAGGCTATGCAGGAATTGATGACATACAAAGATCGACCGATATATCTTCGACCTGTTGATGAGGTGGCAATTGATGCTTACGAAATGGCAGACGCCATGCTGAAAGCGAGGGACAGATGACACAAGACGACATCATCAGGATGGCGCAAGAGGCTGGGATCGTTGTGACTGGCGAGGCCGTTTGGAAGTTGTGTGCCCTTGTCGCCGCAGCCGAGCGAGAGGCGTGTGCTGAGATGGTTGCAGGAATGGATGTACAGCATCCGAAACACATAGCGAAGGCAATAAGGGAACGAGGTTAGAAATGAGCATCGAAGTAATGAAGCAGGCGCTGGAGTTTATTGATAGCGTGAAAGTTCACCCGACACAGATTGCAACACGCGATGCGCTTCACACCGCACTCCGCGCCGCTATCGAGCAGGCTGAGAAGCAGGGGCCAGTGGCGTGGATGTGGAACGACGGAACCATAACAAGCGACCCAGATCGGGCAGATGGAACTTGGTCACCCCTTTACACAGCACTGCGGCAATGGGTTGGGCTGACGGATGAAGATATCCAGCAGGGCAAAACAGAATCCTGGGTATCCGAGCAGGCGTTTGAATCAGCAGTCTGGTGGGCAGAAGCAAAACTGAAGGACAAGAATGCGTACTAAAGAACAGAGCGCCAAGCAGGTCGGTGTCACCGGGCTCAAGCTGGACTTCTCTGAAAGCCCCACGGTCTATGACTTCATCCAGTCCCGATCATTCGTTGCCGGCGTCATGGGCCCTGTGGGCTGTGTTGCGCCGGAGACCGAGGTCATAACAGAGTTCGGCCCTCTGCCCATCTGGAAGATAGATCGGCCAATGCGCGTTCTATCG